ACTATGATATTGAGGATCTTATGAATCAATATCAATTTGGTTCTAATCAAATAATAGTTGTTCAGTTTACAGACATGTACCGTATACGATATATGGTAAAAGATACCGTAGTATCGAGACCTATTCACAGTATAGATCCTTTGGCAAATAATAAGGTATTATTAAATGAAGACAATTTATTTTTTAATTTCCAACAATTAGCTACCAGAGTTATAAATCGTTTAAAAGAGGGAAATAGTAAATTTTTAATAACCTTTACTTGCAATTATGAAAATGAATATGATTTAAAATGTTTAGAATATTTATTACAATATAAGGAATTTAGTAGTCACGTCGGTACGTCAATTGATACTGCGTTAGATGGTGCACATTATGGAATTAATAGTCATAAACTATGGGCAGAAAAATTATTTAAGAAATGGATTGAGCTATATGATAATTAATAAAAGTTGGCGTCTGTGGGCCAAGGCTCTCGGACAGAAAGAAGGTATCACTGACAGTGAAGCAGACGTTGTGGCGGCAGTTAGAACAGCGATAGTGGCATTGTATATTGTTACGAACCTGTTTATCATAGCAGGCATAGTGAGACATTGGAATGGGTAGTTTAAAACCAGGTGCAACTTATATCTACGAAAGAGACGGTAAAAAAGTCTATGCTAGAGAAATGGGTGCAGATCCCATGTCCCGTACACTCATAGGGTACGACTATGATGGCACTAGCCAAAATTTGGAACAAGGGTTGGAAAAGTTAGAACAAGAGCAATTATGGGCAGAAATTCGGCATGCCGCTAAAACAAATAGGTCTTTACAACATGCCATTGAAGAATGTATAATTATATATAAGCTCTCAAAGGAATATAAAGATGTTTAATCCAAAAATGTTCAAACAAAAAAAGAAACGCGAAGTGGATCCAAATGCTCCACCACGCCCAAATCTGATGTCACATGACAAAACTATTCGCGAAAGCAGGATAGAATTTGATAGATTGAGAGATTTAGTTAACCAACAAGCAGATGAAATTACATCATTAAAAAACAAATATAATAATATGCAGTCTAGTGTAGATAGGATATTAAGTTATCTCAGCAAGGGTTTCAGCAAGAAGTGACTAATCCAGATCCCTTATATATCGGTAATGAGATGGCAGCATTTGATCGCAAGGATCGTGCGTACTATGATAAATTTACTGATGAACAGCGTAAGAGTTTTTCCACATATCTAATGTTGAAATATGGCGCTAATGTATCAGGTAGCGGTGACATGCAGGCCTATTACCTAATGGCTACAAATGAACGGGTGAACAAACACTTTTTTGATCTAAACAAGCATCCTAAACTACAGTGGTTAGCCTGCACATCAGTTAGTCCGGGAATGGGTAATCAATTCCATTACTGGTTAAAGACAAAGAAAAAAGAAGGTGATAATAAAAGCCAAAAGTTCTTGGCTAAGTTATACCCCAATATGAAATCAGACGAAATAGACTTAATGGCGCGAATCAATGATAAACGAGATATTGCAGACATGGCACGAAACCTCGGACTTGATGACAAATCAATTAAAGCCGAGCTATAAATGTAAGTATTGTAGCAAAGAGTTCCGCAAAGAGTCGAGCCTTGCAGTGCATCTCTGCGAAGAAAAACGACGCTGGCAGGAAGAAAAAGAAACTGGTGTGCAATTTGGACTCCAGGCATACTTGCGTTTTTATGAACTAACACAAGGTTCAGCCAAGATGAAGTCATATGAAGACTTTGTGGCTAGTCCTTACTATCGTGCATTTGTGAAATTTGGACGCCATATGGTTGGTATCCGTGCGGTCAATCCTAAGATGTTTATTGATTATGTGATTAGAGAAAACAAAAAACTTGATCACTGGTGCCATGAAAAAATTTATTTAGAATACCTCAGAGGTTATATGCGCAAGGAAGCAGTTCAAGATGCTCTTGAACGTGCCCTAAAGGAGATGCAGGATTATGCAGATGAACTGGGAGAATTTAAAAACGGATTTAGTGATTATTTTAGGTTTGGCAATGCTAATCGCATTTGCCATCATATCGCTAATGGCAGGGTTAGTCCTTGGATTGTCTATAACTGTACCAGCGGTGTTGATTTCCTTGATGGACTAAATGAAGAACAGGTAGGAATAATCTTACCTTGGATAGATCCAGACTTCTGGCAACAGCGTTTTAAAGATTATGTTGCAGACACTGAATGGGTTAAACAAATTCTCACAGAAGCAGGCTTATGAAATTTAAAAGTGACATCGACATAGATTTTGCGGACCGTGGACAAGTTTTAAGCTTGTTTAATCTTATTCCAGCAAGTATTATTAAAGATAATAAACTCACCCGTCATAATACAGGAGTTTATGCTACAGATATACCAGTAGATCCATTCTCAGGTTCGGCTAGTCTAGATTACCAAGCCGCAGAAGATCGTGGTTATATGAAACTAGACTTGCTTAATGTCCATGTCTATCGTCAGGTTAAGAGTGAAGCGCATTTAATCGAACTAATGCGCCAACCAGACTGGACAAAACTGTATGATAAGAGTATTTGTGATCAACTAATACACGTTAATGGGCATTATGATTTGCTATTACAAATGCCAGAACCAGTTGATTCTATCCCGAGATTAGCTATGTTCTTAGCTATCATCCGTCCAGCAAAACGACATTTAGCTGGTAAAACTTGGAAGGACGTTGCTCAAACTGTTTGGGATAAACCCACTGATGATACTTACTATTTTAAAAAGTCACACAGTGTTAGTTACAGTCAGCTTGTAGTGATAAATCTTAACTTACTTTCCTGACTAAGGTAATACTGCGACGTTTACTACGCTTGTTAGATATCTCTTTTAAGCTCAGATAAGGACCATGCTTGATTTCCACGTCCTTGCTGTTGAAAGTCTTTAGACACACACGGAATTCCACCCAATCCTGTTTTAGGAACACATTGATAGGTATTAGCCTATTAGATTCCCACCACCATTGATCCGCTAGTTCTAGAAACAGACTGCGCTGTGCCAGGGTGCGCAGGGCCGCGTAATCGTAGATAGTGGTGATGATCTCGTCTGAATTCTGTATGATCCCTATGTAATCATTACCGCCATAAACCACAAAGCTTAAAAAAGGGTATTGATCTAAGAGTTTCTTATAACTGTCTTCCATGGAGTATACGATAAATACCTTATAAGGATCGAGACTAAAAGTGCCCCTAATCACAAGTTATTTATATGATAATAAGTTCACTGTTCAAATTTTGGACTACTCTGATCCTACAATTAAAACGAGGAACAGACCCGTGTACACACGTCCTATAAAAGTCTATCAAGGTATTGATAATCCTGTGGTAGTAGAATTTAAAAATCAAGATCAAAAACTGGTCAATCTCACTGGCTTTACAGTGCAGGCATCTATACAGGATCCTAATAATTTACTTACTATTAACACCTATGCTGTGACATTCGCTAATATAGCTAATGGACGCGGTGCATTTACCTTTGATGCTACTACCATTAGCAATTTAGAAAATAGACTATATAAACTAACATTTAAAACCATAGCAGTAGCAGGCGGAGCAGAACGTCCGTTATACGCAGATGATAACTATGGGGTGCCTATAGATCTAGAAGTATTACCAGCATACTATAGCGATACACCATTTACAGATGACGTCATCTATGACGGAGGAACAATATAATGTCAGTAGCCAATGTAAGGATCCAACACAAACGTGGTAATACCACAGTCAGCTCAACCTACACTGGTCCAATTGGTGAGATCACCGTTGATACTACAACCTATCAACTGCGAGTGCATGATGGCGCAACAGCAGGGGGGTTTACTATTCCACGGCTTGGTGGAGAGCTAGGTAATGTCACTGCTGGCTCCATTACGCTCAGCAGGACATTGACTGGTACCAGCGGGTCAAACACCACTATCCGTGCAACAGCCACGATAGCGGCGGGCTACGGTAGCAGCACGATTACTAATCCAGCCGCCGCCTATGGCTTACGTGCTAGCATCAACGGGGCGAGTTTAACTGGAACCAGCAATTATCTAGCTGGTGCGGTAGGAGCATATAGTATCACAGGTACTAACGCCAGCACATTTCCTAAAGCTGGGGTCCTGGGCATAGTTGGAGATACCACAGTCACAGCTGATGCTGCTGTCATGGCATATCTAGATGGTGATGGTGGTAACACCAGGGCCCGTTGTGGATTTGGAATAACCATGCAGAATAGCACAGCATCTAGTGGATTTGATTATGGCATGGATCTCAACATGGCGGACATTGATTCCAACGTGCCCTATGTGCGTCCTTACAAAAATGCTGAATGGCGTGTGTCAAATGATGTGGTTTTAATGACAGGTGCAGGTGTACCAACCAATGCTACCACTGGTGCTACTTTTGCTGGGCCTGGATCATTGTATGTTGATATAACCAATGCTAAATTGTACATAAACGGTGGAACCAAAGCATCACCAGTCTGGAAATTAGTAACATCTGCGGCATAATATATCAAAACTGCTTGTTCTAACCAAAAGTTCAGCGTATAATATAATATATGCTGAATATCGTAAGTGACTTCATAAAATCAATCTTACCTGCGAAGAAGAAGACAACTCCAAGTGGGTGGACAAGTTTTAACGCACCCTGTTGCCCACATAATGGTGAGAGTGCAGATACCCGTGGTCGTGGCGGACTAACAGCCAATCTAGATGGTAGCGTGTCTTTCCATTGTTTCAACTGTAACTTCAAAGCCAGCTATCAACCTGGACGTCACTTAACATTCAAATTCCGTAAGTTATTAAAATGGTTAGGTGCTGATGACACTGACATCAAACGATTGGTTATTGAAGCTATCCGTGTGCGTGAATTGGTTGCACCAGAACTAGTAAAACAAGAAGCCGAAGAAGAAAAGATTGAATTCAAAGCTCGTGATCTACCAGAAGATGCTGTGAATTTAGTCGCACTAGATTTTGTCCATCCAGCATTAGAATATTGCGTGTCACGTAAAATTGACATAACCAAATATCAGTTTTACGCAACTCGTCAGGAACAATATAATCTACACAAGAGAATTATTATACCGTTCGTCTGGCAAGGTCGGACCATTGGTTATACTGCCAGAGCCATTGAAGAAAATGTTAAACCAAAGTATCACAGTAGCTATGAACCAAACTTTGTGTTCAACATCAATAATCAACAAGCAGATAGCAAGTTTGTCATAGTCTGTGAAGGACCGTTTGATGCCATGAGCATAGATGGTGTAGCAGTGTTGAATAATGAATGTAATGAAACACAGGCAGACATTATAGAGTCATTGGGCAGAGAAGTAATCGTTGTTGCTGATCGAGATCGTGCTGGTGCTAAGATGATCAATAATGCTCTTGAGTATGGATGGTCAGTGAGTTACCCTGTGTGGTTAGAAACTTCAAAAGATGTAAATGAAGCAGTGGTAAAATATGGTCGACTGTTTGTGCTGAAAACTATTTTAGACAGCAAGCAGTCGAGCAAACTCAAGATTGAACTAATGAAGAAAAGATTATATAGTTAATTATGCAATTTACTTTTGTTGGATGTTCATTTACAGTTGGTGAGGGATTGAAATTAGAAAAATCTGATACTAGTAACTATGTTAATTTGGTAGGTAAACATTATTCTGCAAGTATAAACAATTTAGCCGTAGGGGGAAATAGTAATTATAATATTTTTATAACAGCATTAAATGAAATATTGTTTGATCCACCAGATAAAATATTTGTACAATGGAGTTCGTTAAATAGATTGTGGCTATATCCGGCCCCTGATACAAAATTAAGATTATCACATATTATTAAAGATGATTATGTGTACAGAAATATGTTTTACTCAAAAAAAGAATTACAAAAATTTACAGATACATATCATATATTGAATAATGATTATCATAATATATTAACATTAATTAATTATTGTAAGATATTAACTAAAATTACTAAAAACAAAACTCAATTAATTTTTATAAATGGATTAGTTCCTTGGACCAGAGAAATATTAAGTTTAGATACAATGAATGATTTTTCAAAAAAATTAAGTAATTATACTAAAGAAATACTGGAATTTGAATCTCGTGATGATATTGAATTGATAGATTTTTTTACTAAACTAAACAAAAATATATGTGAATTACCTCAATCAAAATGGGTTAATATGTTTGACTCAATGTTAAAAATATTAATTGATGTTGGCACAGATGGAGAACATCCAGGACCAAAAAGTCATAAACTGTATGCAGATATGATAATTAACTATATAGAAGAATATAAAGAATAAATGACAAAAGAATTTAGCCCAGAACTACAGAAATTATTCCTAGAAATGATGCTGCAAGATGCACAAAGTTATGTGCGTGTGCAGAATATTTACAATCCAGAAAATTTTGACCGTAGCCTACGTGAAGTAGCTAAGTTTATCAAGACACATACTGATGATCATAAAGCCATGCCCACAGCTGAACAGGTCAAGGCAGTCACAGGTGTTGATCTTAAACATGTACCAGACCTAACAGAAGATCATTACAGTTGGTTTATGCAGGAGTTTGAAGGCTTTACACGCAGGAATGAACTTGAACGTGCAATCCTTAAATCAGCAGACTTGCTAGAAAAGGGTGACTATGATCCAGTTGAGAAATTGATTAAAGATGCTGTACAGATATCATTGACCAAAGACATGGGCACAGACTATTTCTTAGATCCACGTGCTAGATTGTTAGCGATCAAGAGTAATAACGGACAAGTCAGCA